GTGAGCAAATGCTTGCTTCACATCATTGATCAGAGCGTCGATCGTCGTGCCGGATGCCGGATCATTCGCCGCGCCGTTGGTGATTGATGCCGGCGAGACGTTGGACACGGCGGTTACCGTAGGATCGAAGAACTGCTTGTCGATGAAGGTGGCGATGGCATTGGCCAACGTATCGCGGACAATGCCCTCGATCGCCGGATTGCTGAACTGCGCGAGCTCTTGGGTAAAAAGCACAATGTTGGCACACTTGGCCCAGCGCAACGTCACCGTATCGAATGCGAGCTTGCCGACCGGCTTTGATGCACCTTCACCAACCCATGACGACACCACGGCACCGGTCTGCCGCGGAATGCGGACATTGAAAGGCACGTTGGTGAAGCCCGGAATTCTCGACAGCACTGTGCGGCCCCACAGATACTCGATGAACGATCCCGGCAGATTGCTGGCATAGATCAATTCCGTGGCCCAGGTCGACGCGGTTGTGGTGCCTGCGGCCACCGCGGCCTTGAGGTACATTTCGACCTCTGGCGTGTCAGGATAGTGTTGCCTGGCCAATTCGGCGGCGTTGGCATGTTCCTTATGCGCCACCAGTTTGCAGATCACTGCGCGGGCGAGGAGATTCTCCCGCGGCACCATCGATTTAACGGAAATGATCGACGACGAACCGCGACTTTCGGCGGCGCGATCCGGCGATGAGCCGTCGATCGGCTTGGCTGCTGCTTTATTGAGCTTTTCCATCTTCCGGCAATCGGACAATTCGCGATCGACGCCCTCGATCTTTGTCATCAAGTCGTCGAACTCGGTTTGCTCGGTCTCGTCCTTGGTCCGGCCTTCGTCCGTTACCTTCTGACTGATCGTCTCTAGCGCGGCGACGTTTGCGGCGCGCGTCGCCTCCAAGTTGGTGATGCGCTCCGTGATCGTGAGTTTGGCCATAACGGCCCCCTTCGGTTTGACACTGATTGATCTCGCCGAGGCGCCGGCCGGTTTGCTTTTGCCTGTGTCGCCAGGCATTGCCTTCTGGGCGTTATCCCACGCCGCGCTGCATTGATCCTCGGCATCTGTGGAATCGCCCATTGCCGAGGTGCAGCGGTCCATGAAATCTTGTTCGCTCTCGCCGGATTGCGGTTCCGGCGGCGTCTGCTTCTGGCCAGTCGCGGCCCGCAGTTTGGTATCGATTTGCTTGATGATGGTGATCGAGGCGGCAGCGTTGGCCGGGATCGTCACCGCGCTGAGCTCGAGCCACGACCATTTCTTGATGGTGCGGCCCCAGTTCGAGCCCTTGATTGGTTCGCTTTCCAGATCCTTGAAACCAATACTCAGACCTCTAACAAGACCGTGCTTGATGGATTGCCAGGCCTCGTCGAGCCGATCCTTCAATTTGCCGGGATCGGTGACCTTGGCGAGCTGAATGCCGACCTCGATGCCGTCATCGGTCACGTTGGCGGTGCGGACGTGGCCAATCGGCTGTCGCGAATCATGTTGCCAAAGGAACGGGATTGGCAGCTTGAAGAGAGCGCCGCGCGGCTCAACCACATCTTCCATCAAATCAGTCTGCGGTGTGGTCGCCATGCCGCTGATGACGCGTTGTTCTTCATCAAACGATTTGATGCTGAGCAGGCTATAGGCGCGCTCGACGCCGGCCGATTTCTTCGAGTCGCGCCATTGCCGGAAGCACATTGCCGAGGCCTGCGCGCGGCCGTCCGGCGTATTGTCCACCGTGCCGTCGCCAACAACGACGCCAATGCAGCGGCTGACAAATTCCTGCTCGGTCTCGTTCTTGTTCGGGTTAGGCAAAGGCATGGAGTCCTCCATGTACCCAATGCGGCAAGGCAATAACTGCTCCGAGCAATTGAAGGATCACATAGACGACGATGAGAACCAGGACGACGACCAACAAGACATAAATGATTCTGCGAAATGGCTCAGGCAGAGGAATCAACGGCAATAATTGTTGAACGGCCCACCAAATCACACCAACTACAATCAAAGTGATGATGATGCTGATAAGTGTGCCGATCATTGGTCTTCTCCGAGAGCAAAAGTGACGGCAGCAATCGCCACCGTCACCAACGCCTATTTCTCGTTTTTATTTCTTCGGGCCAGCGCCGCTACTGCCAGGGAAATATCCCCAGCCATAGGCGGGCGACCAACCCCAACCGCCTTCTGGAGGCGGCGGTTTCACCACTGACGGATCTTGCGGAATCTCCGGCGGCACCGGCGTCTCGGGCGGAAGAACAATCGGGTGCTCCGGATGTGGATACCCGCCAGGAGGAACCATCGGATGCTCAGGATGCGCGCCACTAGCGCCGCCACCAGGCATCGGACCTCCGCCAACGCCCAGCCCAGTGGCCCAAGCGTAAGCGACAATTGTGCAAGGCACCGGCTTATCGCCTCCGGCCTTGCCCTTCGGGAACATCACGCCGCTCAGTGTCACTGGTACTGCTGCCATTTTACACTCCTCTGTGAGATTGAACTGAAGGTCAGGCAAAGATCATCTGATATTCCGGCGCACGCTGCGGGTTCTGCACCATCAAGGCCACCGCATCGAACAGCGCCATCGCAACGTCGATCTTAGCGTCGCCGGCATTCTGTTTCGTGGCGCGGATTGCCGTCGCGGTCGGCTCGATCTTGACATTAGAAACGCACCACGACATCAGCGCGCAATCAGAATGCCACAGCGTGCCGTTGGCCAGCTTGCGCTCCGCGGTCTTGAGCGCATTCATCATGCCGAAGCCCTGCGGCGCGCCGACCACGAGCTTGTTGTCCGGCGTGATCTGGATATTAGCCAAAGCGTCGATGAACTCGCCGAGGCCGGCCGGGTCGACCGCAACGCCGCGCAGAAGATTGCGGCCTTTGATGTCGCCGATGACCTCGATGATTTCGGAAATATCGCCGAGTTCGTCATCGACGATGGTCAGTTCGCCGCGTTGAGCGAAGTCCTGAAGCGTCGGCGCTATCGTTTGGCGCCTTTGCAGGACGCCGGAATGGCACCAACCGTGCGACCAGCACAGCCAATCCTGATTGTCTTTGGCTCGACCAAGGACGCACAGCCCGAACAGGTCATCAAGGCCGCCGCCATCGATGCCGACAACGACGGCCTCGCTGCGCTCGAGGAGGCTTTCGAGCGTCAGACCCGCCTTGGTTTGCTTTTCCCAAAATTCTGATCCCGGCCAGCGATCGGACCGGAGCGCGATGCCTATCTCGACATTGAAATGCTGGCTGGCGAATAGCGCCAGCTCGGCCGGGCCCTTGCGCTCGGCATCAATTAAGGACGACCGGAGGAACTCGCCATCGACCGAGCGGCCGAGGTTCGGATTGACCAGCGGCCAATATTTCTCGTCCTTCCAGCCGCCGAATTTGGCCAGCTTCAACGGCAACTCATAGAGCACCGGCAAAAGCGGCTTCGGTAGTTTTAGCTTGCCGTCACGCACATCGCGCGCGCGCTCAAGCTCCGACTTGAACACGCCGGCCGGCGGCGCCTTCGATTGCGTCGTAATCTGGATCAGAAAACCGTCCGGCCGCGCGGCCAGCGCACCGCGGATCTCAAGGAAAATATCTGCCGCATGCGACTTTGTGGCGAAAACGTGGGTCTCGTCGACCAACGTGCCCAGCGGCTTCGACCCGGTGACTACATCGACGTCGGCGGCCTTGATCTGCAGGAAGGCGCCGGTGTCTCGCCTCGTAATGCGGCGGATATTGTCCTGAATATGGAACAGCTTAACCAAGACCGGGTCGAGCTTGATAATGCCGCGCGCCTGGCGGAAGGAAATCCCGGCAACCTCGATGGTCGGCGCCAGAAAGGTGAACTCGGCATCCGGCCGCCGGTTGACAAGGATGGCAGCGACCATGATTGCCGCCGCGCCGGTCGACTTGCCGTTCTTCTTTGGCACCAGGAGGAAGAACTCTTGTATGGCGCGCCGATCAGTCGTGACGTCGTAGCAACCGAAAATCGCCTCGACGATGCGTTCAAACCATTGACCGCCAATGTTGCCGAGCCGCGGCGTGCTAATCACATCAGGCAATCGCAGTTGACGATAGGCCTTTAGTCCGCTCCTGGCTTCCGCTTCAAACAGTGGCAGGTTGGCGATTGGCACCTGACCGGCGAGAATGCGCTCCTGCCAATCAATGCAGGATGTGTCCCAGATTAATTCGCTCGTTCGCCCGGTGTCCTGATGATATCGCCCCATTCGGTGCCGACTCCGGCCGTCCTAGCCTCTTCGTCGCGTATTTGCTTCTTGCCGAGCCTCGCCGTGAGCGGATCAATATCGCTGGCCTGGACGCGCGGATGCATATACGGCGCTGCATCCTTGGCGATATCGGAGGCATGCAGCAGAAGTTCGGTTATTAATTTTGAATTGGGTTTCTGTTCTTTTTGCTGCTTGGCCGCCTGAGCGCGAAAAAACCGCATCGCCTCGATCATGACTTCGAGCGGCGTCAATCCAGCTGCGGCAATTCCTTCGATATCGAAATAACGGGTGAGCTGCCTGCTGGTCGTATCGTATTTCGGTTTGCGGCCCGCACCCTCTCGGCGACCTCCGCGGGGCATTTATGCCGCCTCCTTCAAGCGCACGGCAGCAATCTCATCGAAAGTGCGGCCATCGCCATCGAGCGTCGCTTTCTTCTCGGTGAAATTCTGCCAGCGCAGCACCGATACGTCGACGTAAACAGGATTGAGCTCGATCGCATGGCAGGCGCGGCCAGTCATTTCGGCCGCGATGATCGTTGTGCCACTGCCGACGAATGGATCGTAAACCGCTTGCCCTGGCGAGGAGTTGTTCTCAATCGGCCGCCGCATGCACTCGACCGGCTTCTGCGCGCTATGGCCGGTCTCGCTTTTCTGGTGGTCAATCGTCCAGAGCGTCGTCTGCGAACGGTCACCATGCCATCCATGCTTTTTGCCCTTGCGCACCGCATACCAGCAAGGCTCGTGCTGCCAGTGATAATCGCCGCGCGAGATTATGAGCCGGGTCTTTGCCCATATGATCTGGGAAACGATTTCAAAGCCGCTGGCCTCCAGCGAAGCCTGGACTGTGCTGGCATGCCGACCGGCATGCCAGCAATAAACGACATCGCCTGGAAAAAGCGCCCACGCCGTTGACCAGTCCGATTGGTCATCATTGGCAACCTGTCCTATGGCGAGAGCGCCATAGGGCTTGCCATTCGCCCGATCGGCCCGGTTCCGCCAGTCGGCGTCATAATCGACTCCGTAAGGCGGATCGGCGACCATGAGATTTGGCCGAACGCCGTCGAGCGCCGCGACGACCGCCACATCTGCGCACGCGTCGCCACAAACCAACCGGTGGCGCCCTAGTAGCCAGCAATCGCCAAGCCTACTAGCGGCCACCTGTGGGGCTTGTGGAGCCTCGTCGGGGTCCGTGGCCCCTTCCGGCAGCCGATCGAGCAGGCCGGCCAATCCGGCATCGTCGAATCCGGTCAAAGCCAGATCGAAGTCAGCACCCTGAAGCTGCAGCATTTCCGATTGCAGCAATTCATCGTCCCATCCGCCCAAAAGCGTCAATTGGTTGTCAGCAATGCGGTAGGCGCGCCGCTGCGCTTCGGTCCAACCCACCGCATTGACCGTTGGAACCTCGGCCAAACCCATTGTTTTCGCCGCCAGCACCCGCCCATGACCGGCAATGATCTCCCCCGACTCGTCCACCAAAACCGGCATCGTGAAGCCAAATTCCCCTATCGACCTCGCGATCTGCGCGATTTGTTCCGGAGAATGCACCCGCGGGTTGGCCTCATAGGGTTTAAGCGCTTCCAGTCGGCGAAACTCGATCCGCTCGGCCGGCCACTTCATGCGTTTGATTCCCGTTTGATTTCGTGACATTCATTAAGCCATTGGCCCAGCAATAAAAAACATGCGAATGAG